GTGATAACGGAGATTTAATCGGCTACAACCCACAGGTTCAGAATGAAGATACGCAGCAGAATCTTGCGACTTTGCGTCAGCAAGACATTCTTACCCAAGGCGGTATTGCTCCAGACAAAGCCGTAGACCTAGAGCGACAACTAGAAAATGCCGACTCTATTGATGATTTAATGAATCTTCTACGCAATTCCTAATCCGTTCATAGTCACTTGGAGGTGACAACTCAATGCCTAACGCATATACCGATACTGGTGCCTCCTCACTCGGAGGTTCCGTTGGTGGTGCAGGTCTAGTACAGAAGGCGTATGACCGTCTTCTAGAGTTTGCTCTCCGTTCAGAACCACTACTTCGTTCTGTCGCAGACAAGCGTCCTGCTCGCCAAGCATTCCCAGGTTCAACCGTTGTTCTACAACGCTACGTTGACCTTGACCCAAAGACCTCTACTCTATCTGAGACAACAGACCCAGATGCAGTAGCGCTCACAACTCCAACTTCCGTCACCATTACTCTTAATGAGTACGGTAACGCAGTTCTTGTAACCCGCGCTCTTGAGTTATTCTCACTCGCAGATGTAGACCCAGCAATTGCAAATATCATTGCATACAACCTTGCTGATTCTATTGATGATGTTGTGTCAACAACTCTCACTGGCGGAACAAACGTAATTTACGGTGGTGCTCGTACTTCTACAGCAACCATCACTGCATCTGACACGATTGATTCAGCAGACATCCGCAAGGCTGTTGCTAAGTTGCGTGCAAATAAGGCTAAGGCTCGCCGTGGCTCTTATTACTGGTGCGGTATTCACCCAGAAGTTTCACACGACCTTCGTGCAGAAACTGGAAATATGGGCTGGAACTTCGTCCACGCACAAACTGCACCTGCTGCAGACAAGATTTGGGCTGGCGAAATCGGAGATTACGAAGGTGCATTCTTCGTTGAATCTTCACGTATCCCATCTGCTAAGGATGGTGCAGACCAGACTGCACTCGCTACAACCGCTGTAACTGTTGCTGGTACATCAGCAGGCTTCACCTTCGGTGTTGCTTCTTCTGCTGTTATCGCAACTCGTGCTGAAGTTGGCGACAAGATTGCTGGAACTGGTATCGCTTCTGGTGCAAAGATTACTGCAATCAGCACCTCTGGCTCAACCACAACCTTCACTGTAGATACAGCAAACACTGGTGCAGTTTCTGCAACCACAGTTGTAACTGTAACTCCAGTAACACGTGTATTTGATACTCTCCTCTGCGGACAGCAAGCACTTGCTGAGGCTGTTGCAGAAGAACCACACATCGTTATCGGAAACGTAACCGATAAGTTGATGCGCTTCCGCCCAATGGGTTGGTACGGCGTACTCGGCTTTGCACGTTACCGTGAAGAAGCGTTGTATCGTATTGAAACTGGTTCTTCAATCGCTGCTCTCTAGTTGATTGACTCTGGGGGATAGGGCAACCTATCCCTTTGGGGTGAGTTCACTAGGAGGACTTATGACTAATTGGTTATTTAAAACACCAACAGTAGAAGAAGGACCTGCTGGTCAGTCTCGTCTATTTCATTTCTACAAGATAGACCGCGGTATAACTATTGTCAGAGATACCGATGGTGACTATGCACAGGTTCGTTATCTACAAGATAGTGACTATGCAACATATCCTGAGATTTATCAGGGTGGCTATAACCATACTGTAGATGATGCTACTAAAGCAGCGCTTATTGCTGGCAATGTAGGAGTAACAGAAAGTAACTTTACTGCACTATGAAGCACTGGGAATACCATCCAGAGTATGTAGACGGCTGCTTTGGATGCAAGGGGATGAGCGTTCAGATGAACGCAGGTGATGCTGATAGTCGGCGCAGTATGCCGAATAAAGCATTTAACGCAGAATTGAATGCCTATAAAGAGGCTAGAGCCCAAGGCATTCAGCCAAATGGAACTTCTATGGCGAAGATTCAAGAGGCAGTCAAGGCTAGTGAAGTATTAGGTAAGCCATATAACGGCAACAAGATGCCACCAGCCAAGTCAATCAACAAACAAACAGCAGCAGTGATGAAAGAAATAGGAGCATAACTATGCCAATGGTAAACGGAAAGAAGTTCCCTTACACAGCCAAAGGTAAGAAGGCAGCGAAGATGTATGCCAAGGCTGAAAAGATGGAAGAAAAAGCCACAATGATGAAGATGGCTAAGAAAAAAGCAACCAAAAAAATGGCTGCTAAAAAGAAAAAGAAGTAACTATGCCGATGGAAAATATGAAGGTTCCTCATACGTATCGTTCAGAATGGATGCAGTCTCCGTACTCAACAGCGGAAAACTATATGCCGTATGAAGAATACTATGCCCTTCGTGTACGAACAGAACCTAATCAAAATTATCTTAAAGCAAAGGCTGCTAACAAAAATGCTAGCAAGATGCTAGCAGAAAGTAAGAAGGCAGTTAAAAGGAGCACCAAGCGATGAAAGCAAAAAAAGGAATGGGATTCAAAAAAGCCCAATCACAAATTGCCAAAAAGCAGGGTATCTCTATGGAACGTGCAGGAGCAATCCTTGCGGCTGGTGCTCGGAAAGCCTCACCAGCAGCCAAGAAGAAGAACCCAAACCTGAAAAAGGTTAAAGGCGCTATGAAGAAGGGTAAAAAGTAATGGCTAAGAAAGTTGTTAAAGTTAATAGTAACCCTAATAAAACACCTGCTAAAGGACAACCTACTTGGTCTTGGTCAGAGCACGCTTGGAACTCACGTGAAGGCACTGGCGAATATGGTCAACCTACTTTTGATAATAAGAAAAAAGTAGACAATATTAAAGTAAATAGCAATCCAGTTAAGTCAGGCAAAACCCGTGTCGGACCTTTAGCCCGTGGTGGTGCTGGACTTGGCGGTATGTTGGGAAGAAATCTTAAATAATGTCATCAGGTAAATACAAACCGCATCGCGGGTTTAACTCTGTTCAAATCAGAGATGGCTATGTGGTGCGGTTAAACAAGAACGGAACAGTAAGAGCAGTACTAGGAAAGTATGGGGAATATGGCAAACAAGAAAGACCCGCGGCTCGCTAGAGCAGGTGTCTCTGGCTTTAATAAGCCAAAGCGCACACCTAACCACCCTAAAAAATCACACATTGTTGTGGCTAAAGAGGGCAGTCAAGTTAAGACTATCCGCTTTGGTGAACAAGGTGCTAAAACTGCTGGCAAACCCAAGGCTGGTGAGGGTGACAAGATGAAGAAGAAACGTGCATCCTTTAAAGCACGTCACGCTAAGAACATTGCCAAGGGCAAGATGTCTGCTGCTTACTGGGCAGATAAGGTGAAATGGTAATGGCATACACCAAACCTGAACTCAGAGAGCGTATTAAGAACCGCGTAATGGCTGGTAGTAAGGGCGGTAAGCCTGGTCAATGGTCTGCTCGTAAAGCACAGATTGTGGCACAAGAATATAAGAAGGCTGGCGGTGGCTACTCTGGCAGCAAGACCAGCAAACAAAAGTCTTTATCTAAATGGACTAAAGAAAAATGGGGAACTAAATCAGGTAAGCCAAGTACTCAAGGTAGCAAGGCTACAGGGGAACGGTACTTACCTAAGAAGGCTAGAGAAAAACTTTCTGCTGCTGAATATGCAAAGACATCCGCTAAGAAGCGTGAAGATATGCGTAAAGGTAAGCAATTTTCAAAACAACCTAAGTCAATAGCAAAGAAAACGGCGAGGTATAGATAGTGGCAACGGGCACAGCAGGTAGTTCATTTACCAGCGAACTCAATCGCTTGGCTAATGGTGGGACATATCCAGCAATTACGGCTTATCAAGCCCCAACTGCTGCAGCCAATGACTATGCAGGAACTACTGGTCTTGCTCTTGTTGCAGCATTAAATAAAGCAGCAGATGCTAACCGTCAACCAGATGACTATAAAGCCCTTGGTGGTATCTGCAATGAACTAGCAGGAACTAGCGGGCTTTCTCCTACTGATGCTTTAAGGAGCATTAACCTATGACATATACCTTGGCACAGATGATGGACGAAGTCCAGATTAATCTATCTGGATATACCTATCAGCAAGACCGCTCTACTTATCTTACTGCTGCTGTCACCACAACCACTTCTCCTAGTTCATCACCACTTGTTCTCAGTCTTGCTTCTACTCAAGATTTAGGTAAAGGTGTTATTGAGATTGATGATGAGTTGTTATGGGTAGACACTGTAGACCGTGTTGCTAACACTGCAACTATTTCACCATATGGTCGTGGCTATCTTGGTACTACTGCTTCTACTCACGCAGTAGATACAAAGGTAACTGTTAGCCCAATTTTCCCACGGGCAAGTATTACTAAGGCTATTAACGATACTATCCACGCAGTTGGTGGTGCTATTTATGCTACAAAGCAGACTACATTTACATACAACGCTGCAGTTACTACTTATGAATTCCAAGACCTAGGCATTGAAAATATCTTATCTGTCTCTTGGCAGGATATTGGTCCTACTAAAGAATGGATTAGAGTTAATCGTTGGTCATTTGACCCATTTGCAGATGTAAGTACTTGGGGTTCTAATAGCCAGACCATCACTATTGGTGATGTGATTATTGCTGGTAGAACTGTCAAAGTTATGTATGCAACTAGCCCATCTGTCTTTACTTCTACTAGCCAGGACTACACTACACAGACAGGACTACCTGCTAGCACTAAAGATGTAGTTATTCTTGGTGCTGCATACAGATTATTGCAATACCTAGACCCAGCCCGTGCTGCTCAATACAGCCCACAGGCTGATGAGATTGATGCAAAGCGCCCATTTGGCGCAAGCAATACCGCTGTCCGTCAACTCTTTGCGCTGTATACACAGCGTCTTAATGAGGAGCGGAGTAAGCAACAGAACCAGTATCCCCCACGAGTTCACTACAGCGCCCGATAGGAACATAAATGACCACACGCCAATACTCATCCCGCTCTCAGCAGACTACGCTGACTGGTGCCATTACATCTGGCGCTACGTCTATGACTGTCGTATCTGGTACAGCACTGCTAGGCGGTGTAACAATCCCTGCTGGTCGTACCTTTACATTAGTAATTGATGTTGATACAGCGCTAGAAGAAATCGTAGATGCAACTGCGGTATCTACCAATACCTTTACAATCACTCGTGCTATAGATGGTTCTTCGGCGCAAGAACATTCTGCTGGTGCGGTTGTACGACATATGGCAATTGGTCGTGATTACCGTGATGCTAATTTACACGCAGAGGCTAGCGGTTCCTACAATGATGGTTCAGGTAACGCCCACACAATGCACGGCATTGCTGCTGGCGAAGGTGACGTAGTAGGCACAGCAAAGACTCAGACGCTTACTAATAAAACACTTACTAGCCCAACTATTTCTAACCCTACAATTACTGGAACATCTGGTGTTGAAACCAGCATAGTATTTGAAGGCTCTACTGCAGATGCCCACGAAACTACTTTGACTGTAGTAGACCCAACTCAAGACAATACAATTACTTTGCCTAATACCTCTGGCACGGTAACTATTAATGATGCAACTCAGACCCTAACTAACAAGACTCTGACTAGCCCTATCATTTCGGGCAGTCCAGTCATAACTGGTCTATCCAGCGCAGGTATGATTTCATCTTCTGCTACCCCTAAAGATTATGTAGATAGCATTCTAGGCTCAGCAACGGCTGCAGCAACCTCAGCAGCATCGGCTGCTACCAGTGCTGCCTCTGCCGCTACAAGTGCCTCTAGCGCGGCTACAAGCGCTTCTAACGCCCTAACTAGCGCCAACAGTGCATCTACCTCAGCCACAGCAGCAGCCACCTCTGCAGCCTCTGCAGCGACTTCTGCTACGGCAGCGGCTACTAGTGCTACTAGCGCAGCAGCCAGTGCAACTGCAGCATCTACCTCTGCATCTTCGGCTGCTACCTCAGCATCTTCAGCCCTAACATCTGCTAACTCAGCAAGTACATCTGCTGCCTCAGCATTGACTTCGGCTAACAGCGCTGCAACCTCTGCCTCTACTATGGCAGCCAGCGTTGCCGCTGCTGCTACATCTGCAGCCAGTGCAGCAACTAGCGCAACTGCTGCTGCTACCAGCGCCACAAGCGCTGCTGCTTCTGCAACGGCTGCTGCTACTAGTGCATCATCGGCTAGTACTTCAGCATCCAGTGCTTTAACTTCGGCTAACTCTGCTGCTGCTGACGCTACTACTGCAGCCAATTCAGTTGCTGCTATTGCAGCCTATGCAACGACAGCGTCTAACTCAGCATCTGCTGCTGCTACTTCAGCAACATCTGCAGCAACATCTGCATCAAGTGCTGCGACATCTGCCACTGCTGCAGCGACAAGCGCTGCATCTGCTGCAACTTCAGCAACTAGTGCTGCTGCTTCATTTGATTCTTTTGATGATAGA